ATGGTCTGATGGCAATAATGTAAAAACCGAAGAAGGTTCTATCAAAAAATGTCCGGGCTATTCAGAGGTTATGGCTACCTGCCCTATTGCTCCTTACCATATAACGCAGATTACTCTTGGTAATCCAGAGTATTGGGTTGTTGGCGGTCTTACGGCTATATACGCATACGATAATACAGGAACGTCTACAACTCTTAACGGAGATATAAACTCGTCTGTCACTACCGTAACCGTTGCAAGCACTACAGGTTTTGAAGATTCAGGAACTATAACTATAGGTGAAGAAAATATCACCTACACAGGTAAGTCAACTACACAATTCACAGGATGCACAAGAGGTACTGACAGTACTTCAGCGGCATCACATACTAACGGAGATGCAGTAGTTAGGGCTTCTAAATGGTATAACATTACACGCTCTAGCGGAGCCTACTCTGCCACTGCTGATGAAGGATGGACATCTACCATTATCGGTGGTGTCCTTGTAATGACTAATAACTTTGACAATCCTCAGTATTGGGCGTTGACAGATGGCAAGCCATTGTCTAGCCAACTTATGCAGGATTTGACTAACTGGCCTAGCCTTACATTGCTGGATGGCGGCATTAATGATAGTGTTACAACCATTACGGTTGACAGTACAGAAGACTTCCCTAGCGCGGGGACTATTAACATTGGGTCGGAAAAGATTTCTTACACTGGTGTAACGTCCACAACTTTCACAGGATGTACTAGAGGAGCAGACTCAACTAGCGCGGCATCACATTCTGATAACGCTGAAGTAAAGATTACCACCTTGTGTAAGTCAATGAGAGCATTTAGATCATTCCTGATCGCTCTTAATATTACTAAAGACGGTGTAAACTTTCCAAGAGTAGTCAAGTGGAGTACAGAATCTGCGACTCAGACACTTCCTACCTCATGGAATGAGACAACGAGTACGGTTGATGCTGGTGAATTTGAACTGGCAGACAGTAAAGGAGATATCTTAGACGGTCTACAGTTAAGAGATTCCTTTATGATATATAAGGAAGATGCTGTATACTCTATGACGTTTGTTGGTACGCCGTTTATATTCTCCTTCCGTCAGTTGTCTCCTACTATTGGCGCTATATCAAAGAACTGTGTAGCAGAGTTTGATGGCGGTCACGCTATCTTTGGTAAAGGTAACTTCTACATTAACGATGGGCAAAGGATTAAACCAATCCTGCCTATGAAGTTAAAAGAATATGTGTTTCAGTCTATTGATGGACAGCAGACTAACAAATGTTTTGTTACTGCTGACTACGGAAGAACTGAAATACTCTTTTGCTTTACGGCTGATGGCGCGACAACAGACCAGCCTAACAAAGCAGTAGTGTGGAACTACATTACTAATACGTTTACCATCAGAGATATACCTGATCTGTCACACATTGGTTATGGTAACGTAGGAAACCCAATACGAGCAACTACATGGGCCGCAACTACTGATACTTGGGAAAGTTCTACTGGTCCTTGGACTATGAGTTACGACCTACAGGATAAGGTATTGTTGTTTGCTGACCCAGGCAATACTAAACTATACCGTGATAACTCTGGCAACAAGGAAGACACTACGTTTATGGACTCTTACATTGAGAGAAGCGGTCTTACCTTAAATGAGCAAGGACAGCCAGACCAGACAACGGTAAAGAGAATCAGCGCTATCTATCCTAAGATGTCAATCAGTAGTGACAATGAAATAAACGTATATCTAGGCACGTCCATGTCTACTGAAGAAGGTATTACATGGAACGCTCCCACCACATTTAATCCTAATACGCAATCTAAAGTATCTGTCAGAGGTACTGGTAAGTTGTATGCTGTTAAGTTTGAGTCTACTACAGACATGGATTGGGAGTTAGACGGTTACGCAATAGACGTAAAGAACATTGGCGTTAGAGGATCAAGGTCTTACTAATGGCTACTTACTCTGACAGAGTTCAGAAAAGTGTTACACTGTATGAGCCGGGTCCACTGCCTGAAAGCGTAGATGACCTTGGGATATATCTTGTAACCGAGTTGAAACGGCTTGGTGGAATACTATACAATCAGGCTACGTTTAGACTTGAGCGTATACATGAGGAACCACAGCGCCCTAGAGTTGGTGACATTAGGTATGCTGATGGTACTGATTGGAATCCCGGTAGCGGAGAAGGCGTGTATTTATACAATGGAACATCATGGACAAAGTTCTAACATCTGTTCACAAACCTATTGACAAAGATAAACCTACACTTCTCATTGTAAATCCAGATGATGTGGAGTATGTATGGCATGAAGTACAGCCGTTAATAGATAAGGCTCTGGCTCACGCTGAAGGAGAACTATACTCAGAAGATGTACTGCAAAGAATCTTTGACGAAACCCAAACCTTATGGGTAGGAATGAAAGACGGAGAGATATTCTGCTCTGGCGTTACAGAAATCATTACATACCCAAGGAAACGAGTCTTAAGAATAATTACCTTTGCTACCAAAAGCGGTCACGACTACGAGCATTGGAAAGATTTTGTAGAAGTAATTGAAGGATTTGGTGTAAGACATGGATGCTCTGCTATAGAGGCTTGGACAAGAAAAGGTCTTGCAAAAAAATTAAAGTGGGATAACGAATACTCAGTAATAACAAAGGATATTAAAAGCAAATGGCAGTAAGAACACCTATACCAGTATCACAGCCTTTGGCTCCGGGTTTACTATCGGCTGATTATAGTCCGTGGAGTACCGAGGCTGGAGCAAGAACTGGAATGACACACCTTCCCGGATTTTTAAACTATAATAAATTAGTTGGGTTAGTTGGTTCGTCTCCAGATAAAATTCCTAATTGGTCTACAGACTTTGTTTCTGCTAAAGAACCCGGCGGACCAGAAACTATAGGTTCAGGACTTCCTATGCCTGACGTAGAAGGATATAAATATGTTTATCCTAGATATACTTATGCTCACCGGGATGGAGAATATGTAAGGTCTGGGTACGAAGAGGATAGAGATGCTTATGATTATTATCCATATTTTCCTACAGGAATATCAGGAACTAGGCCAATCCTTGTAGGCGTTGAGTTAATAAAGGAGTAATATATGTCAGGAGGAAGCCAATCACAAACTACACGGACAGAACCGTGGGACGCTCAGAAAGACTATCTAAAGACAGGATTTGCTAGAGCAGAAGACCTGTACTCTACAGGCAAAATGACTCCGGGTTATTACTCTGGAACCAGAATTGCTCCATTCGACCCTGCCTCACTTGAAGCGCAAAGGTCTGCACTTACATACGCGACAGGTCCACGCCCTGCCAACTTACAGGCAGGAGCAGAAACTACTCAGTTAGGTGGATTACAGTACGGTAGAGACTTAATGGACTACGGTACGTCTATGCGTAGCCCAATGACCGGAGCAGAGTACGCTAATCTTACGCCATTTACTGCTGACCAGTATTCAGGACTGTTAAGTGGAGAGGTAGATGCGTCAGTATTTGATCCTCTCGCAGACGCTTACAGGAGCGAGGCTATGGGTCAGTTGACCGGAGAGATACTACCCGGCATTAGATCACAGATTGTCCAGTACCAGCCGGGAGGGAGTACGAGAGGCGACATTATACAGGCTAACGCTGTAGCCGCCGCAAACCAAAGAGTTACAGATAACCTCGGTAGGGCTATGTTTGATGCGTACAACCAAGCGCAAGGCCGTAGGATGGGCGCGGCACAGATGGGTCTTGGCGCTCAACAGTTTGGTGTTGGGCAGGGAGCCGCAGGTGCAGGTATTGGAACAAGTTACTTGGGACAGTATCCCAATATCATGTCTGCTCCATTAACTAACATTGCCGCAATGGATAAGATTGGTCAACAACGTCAGGCTATGGAGCAACGAGGAATTCAGTCTGCACTTGATAGATATGCTTATGAGTCACAACTCCCAACAATCGGATTGCAGAATTACCTTGCCGCCATCTCTGGTGATTATGGCAGTAATGTTACTGCTACCGGCCCTGCTGGTCCTAGTCCTCTTGTTAGTGCTTTGGCAGGTGGCATAGGTATGGCCGCAGGTGGGCCAATAGGAGCAGCGGCAGGAAGTGGCTTGGCAAGCCTGTTTACTTAGGAGAATAATATGAACCCAGAAGAAAGAAAAAGATTAAGAGAGCGGATGATGTCGGGTATATTAGGCTTCGGAAAGAATGTGTACCAAGGTAATCCACTAGTAAAGAAAGGAGTAGACCTTGCAAGCGGATTTAGTTTAGGAGGATATCCTTTTTCTTACGCTAATAATTTGCCAACTATAGAGATTACCGAGGGCCAGCCTAGATTCAGACCTCAACCCGGTAAAGGAGGAGCGCCATCTGGATTGTATGGAGTTCCGAAAAGAGTAAGAGGATTGGGTACTGGCTCAGAGGCTTACAAACCAGCAGGTCCAAGAGGCGGTCAACTGACTGGACCTATGGCAGAGAATCCTTTAGTCCCTGCTCGACAAACTCCTATGAAAGAGGAAGAAGATGAATTCGGATTCCTTGATGCTATGTTCTTGGCTAACCTTGTAGCAGGTATGCAGGGCGGTCCTCCACCTACACCATATGGAACGGCAGTAGGTGGCGGTAATAAAACTTGGGCTTCTCTCCCATCACTAATGAGGATGTCGTAATGGCTTGGCCGCTTTTAGGTTTGTTAGGAACCGGATTAAGAGCAGGAGCGTCAAGAGTCTTGCCGGGTGTTGTAAAAAGAAATCCGTGGAAGTCTGCTATAGGAGGTGCTGGGGCAGGTCTTCTTGGGTATGAGATGCTTGCGCCTGATGCAGAAGAGCCACAGGTTACTACAGGTGGTCAAGGTATTGATCCTAGAATGGACTTGATTAGAGGCCGTACTCCTATGGCTGATAATTGGACTCCTCCCGGTGGTTTACAGTCTAGGCTAGATTACCTACAAGGACAGCAATCAAAAAGTAACAAGGCTTTAAAGAAAGTTTTAATGCAGGGTGCTATTCTAAAGGCTCATAACCCTAGATCAAAAGATACTTATGTAAAGGATGCTTTAGCATATCTTAAAGCAGACGCATTAGAAAAAAATGATGTTCGTCAGGCTAAGATTATTGAAGCCATTAAGAATAAAGACGGCACTCTACCTGATGACTCTAAGGTTATATACGACAGAATCATTAGAGCGGGTGGTGATCCTGCATACGCATCAGAGATAAGTGGTCATCAACTCCAGATTGAAAAGACTCAGGCTGAAGCCGCCGCAGATTATATGCGTGGTCAGCCTAAATTAACTGACAGATATAGCAAAGATCAACTAATGATGATGGAACTTAAACAGGCGTATGATG